CTTGTACATTAGCATGCGTCGAGCGAAGAACCTGCACTGCTTCCCCAATCCAGGGGAAGTTAGCAAACATTTCGCGCACAAGCTGGTTCGAGACACGATCCGAGGCCTCTTTGAGGTCTAGGGTCGCGAGCTTTCCAGTTCGCGACCCTCGACGCGCCAGATCCTGGTTAGGTTTCTGGTCTTCGAAGCGGATCAAGTTCTTCGCATTGGAATCAATGCGAATCTCTTCAACCATCATCTTGAGAACAGCCTGTTGCATGAACATCATGCAAGTAGGCTCCATCGCGATGATGCGAGGTGTCTTGAGCGTTTTAGGGACGTGGATGACCTTTACAGGTCGTTCACGCTCGGGTTCGCGGTGGTCCACATGGTCTTGTACCCACTCATAGAGTGAGTACGAGGGGGATGCCCATTCAACGAATGGGAACAATCCCTCCATGCGCCAAGTCCACTCGTTCAGAGTGTACTTCTGATTGCCCTTGAGGCGATCAGCAGTGGCGCCTGGTCCATGCGCTGGGATCAATTCTCCGTCGTAGATCCTTCGATCGAGACGGGAATTGAGGCGTCTCCAGAGGAGATTAGCCACACGCCAGTAGTCCATGAGATCATGAGTGCTACGAGCGAGATCACCAGCCCGGACGTCCGACTCACACCGGATGTATTCCGAGTACGCTGCCTGAGTTCGTTCATCTGAACAGCTCAGCTCGACCTTGCCGTACGCCATTGTTACCTGACGTATGGCTTGAATCGCAGCAATGCTTGGATCATCCAGTAAACGCCCACTCCCACGATCGAACACTTGCTCCAACAGCCCACCTAGAAATACGGGAAGCTGACCGACTTTGTGGAAACCCTCAAAGTCGGAGGGAAGCGCCTGGCCTCGATCCAATGCTTGATGAAAGTCATTGGCGAAGTTAGGCAGGGATATCGTCAGAAACGACATCCCTTCATGTTCGAATCGATCCGCGATTGTTTTAAGATCGCGGCGGGTGCTTGTGTGACATCTGTTGCTGACATCCGTCAGCAACATCTGTAGGAACACAATTTGGCTTTTCATGGTTTCCTTTCAGGGTAAACCATCCATAGCCATTGGCACACGGGTCCAAGGTAAGAGCGTTAGCTCTCACCTCCCAGGACCTTGGTCAGAACGGCGTCAGAAGAAGCCTGGATCTGGGTCAGAAGACCCTTCACCTGGTCCTTCTGCGTTGCGAGCGACATCCCCACGTTGGGGGAAGCGATCACCAGATAGGCCGCGAACGGAACCACACGGTTCACGTCCGGAAGCAGAGGGTCCGCAGCAATCGTGGTAGTATCAAGACGAATGACTCGACGAGTCGTCGTCTTGCCCACGTTGTGCTGGACCGTCAGC